CCTGGCATGGAAACCCAATGTGTCCATGGCCTTCAGAGATACCAAGGCCTTGCTCAAGTTCTGCAGCTGGCCACCTAAGACCCCGACAGGCGATGCCCTTCGGGACTGGATCAAGTCCTTTGTGGTCAATGAAACAGCCGTTGATGATCCACAACCGGCTTCGTCGCTTACCGACGAACACCTAGCCACTGGCTTCGGGCCTGAGTGCCACGACATCGACAACGACAACACCCGCACCATCATCTGATGACCCTTCTCATTGATGCCGACTGGCTGATCTACACCGCCTGCGCTGCCTGCGAAACCGACATCCGCTGGGATGAATGGATCAACACCCTTCACCTGGAGCAGGCTGACGTCAAGGACTTCATCTCCGCCAAGGTCAACTACTGGCAGGAACTGACTGGCCACACCGACGTGGTCATGTGCCTGTCGGATTACCCGTCCTTTCGCCACTCCATCTACCAGGACTACAAGGCCAACCGCATCGGCAAGCGCAAGCCCCTTGGCATCAGGGACATCAGGCTCTACGTCGAACAGACCTACCCCACCCGCACCATGATCGGCCTGGAGGCTGACGACGTCCTCGGTATCTTTGCCACCGGTGGCCAGTACCAAGACCCGATCATCGTGTCCATCGACAAGGACATGCGGACTGTGCCCTGCCAGTTGCTGGCCAACGACACCGTCGAAACCATCCACCCTGTCGATGCAGATCGTGCATGGATGATGCAAGTGTTGACCGGTGACACATCTGATAACTACGCAGGCATCAAGGGCCATGGCCCCGTCACCGCCAGCAAGACCCTTGGTGATGCCATCACCCTGCCTGACCTATGGGAGAAGGTGCTGGCTGCCTACAAGAAAGCAGGGCGGTCGTACTCCGACGCCCTGGTCAATGCCCGCCTGGCCCGCATCCTTAGACACGGGGACTACAACTACGAAACCAATGAGGTCAAGCTCTGGGAACCTGACCTGGTGGTCCCGGCAGTGACGGCGGCATAGATGCCCCGAAGGCTTCGTAGATTTGCATGAGCCTTGGGTCCTGGGTGACTTGCTTGCCTTGCTGCATGTCCTCCCTAGCGACACGCATGCCGGTGAAGGCCTCGGTCAATCCAGTGCCAAGGCCTTTGCCGACACCTGCAGCACCGCCACCAGTCATTGCAGGTGAACACATCTCAGCGATCCTTCCGCTTCTTTGCCATCCCAGCTTCGCTCAAGGCAATGGCCAAGGCCTGCCTGGGATTCTTAACGACCGGGCCACCCTTGCCGCTATGCAGCTCGCCCTTCTTGTACTCCCGCAGGACGGCAGCAACTTTCTTTTGTCCTTTCATTGCTTAGCCCTCTTGGATACGACGCCAGCCAGGATCTCGATGACTCGGTAGATCCGCACAGCCAGTTTGCTGTACTTGGTCAGCCGTTCATTGTCCTTGGGTGTCGGGGTCATGTTCACCCACACCAATGCCGCACCATGCAGGGCCACTGCAAGGGCGACGTAATCAGCTACCCGATCCATCGTGTTCAGGGCGTTGGCCTCTACTAGCCTGCCAGGCCTCGCCAAGGTTGTCCGCTGCCTCCTTGGCTAGCCACTTACTGATTGCTGATTGCTGGTGCCACGCCTGGTTCAAGATCTCAGCGGCAGTCAGCAGGTCCTCCCACTTCCTGTTTTCAAATAACTCGGTCAACAATCTCTGCGTCGCCTCTTGGCGGAGGGCCAGTTCCAAAGGCACCTCCAGTTGGTTCATGGCAGGTGACCTGTTCTCGCTTCCAGCATCGTCACTCGCTGTTCCACACTGTTCAACCGGCTAAAGGTTTCCTTTCGGTCAGCCTTGATGTCTACATGCAAGGTCTCCAGCCTGGCTGCCACGTTATCCACGCTGGCTGCCAACCGGATCACTGCATCCCTGCCTTCCCTGGACCGGCCGTTGATGGCCCCTAAACCCATGGCGCCGACAGTCACCGTCGCACCCAGGACAGCTGCTACGACTTCGACCATCGGTCAACAGATCTCCGTTGCAGCCTACCGATAGACGGCAGGTCAGCAATCATTCTGCTTTCCTGCTAAGGCTGATCAAGGTGGTCAGCACGCCCATCATCACTGTGATGGCATGGGCATCAGCGTCATTGCATCCCATTGGTGCAGGGTCAATGGCTTTGCCCTGCGGCGTGCCAATCCATGCCGCATACCAAGGCCACACCGTCGGCAGCACCATGAACCGACAACTGGCCCACTGCGCACTGGCCACCACAACAATGGCCATGGAGACCGCAACGATGGATCTCCATAGCCATGTCGGCATTAGTGGCCCTGTCCTCTGCGCTTCTTGCGACCGGGCCTGGTCTTACTCCTGACGGAGTTGCCGATGCTCGTCTTCTTGAAGCGGGCACGGGAAACGTGCTGGACCTTGGCAACACCCTGCTTAGCTTTGACCGCCATGGCTCACCTCAGTACTTAATGCAAGCCAGCAGTGCGATGTTGCGAGGACGGGTCTCAGTGCCACCTTCGCTGGATGTTGTCTGCGTAGTGCTAGTGGTGCCAGTATTTGCGCCACCGCCGCCCTGGCCACCACCTCCACCGTTGTAGAGATCCGTTACTGTGTGATTGTGGCTCTTGAAATCATCCGACTGGGCCGAGCCAAACGAGCGGCTGGTATCAACACCACGGCTGTCGTCCCAGCCACGAACGAACTCACCCCTTAAATCAGGCAACTTGCCTGCAGAGCCGTAGGTGGAGCCGACCACTGCATAAAGCGCAGCGAAGTTGGCGGTAACGCCTTGAACCGTACCGCTGCCATTGGGAAGGGTGTCGCCGTTGCACTTCAGATAGCCCGTTGGCGCAGAGCTAGAGGCAAAGTGAAAGACAGCACCAATCGGTACTGCTGCTCCTGCTGCCAGCTTTGCTGCCGTAACGCTGCCGTCATTCAGCTTTGCGGTGGTTACTCCACCATCCTCAAGGCGTGATCCGGGTATCGCCCCGGCATTGACGCTGTTGCCAAGGTCTCTTGCTTTGGTCATTGCTCTGGTTGTGTAAGTGTGGAATCAGAAGACACCGGCCACACAATATTGAACGGGTCTTCTTGAAGAATAATCAAGCTTTCCATGTGCCGCTGATATTGGACTGAACTTGATTGACTTGCTTCCAAGTACCAGAGACGTTGACGTACATGTCAGACGCTTGCTTCCAAGTACCAGAAACATTGACATATACAGGCAAGGCTCCTGCGACGGCACTGGTGACGCCAAAAAATGGCTCAGCCAAATAGGCGTAGTCCATTGAGTTGGTGCCAAGTGTTTTGGCCTCTACATCAACAAATGGGCCGCCTTCAAAGGCATAGTCCATTGTGACTTGATCACCTTTGTCTGGTAAAGGCATGATTATTCCTCAGGAGAAGAGGCCAGCTCTTGCGTAGCAAGGTGCTTGATAACCTCAGCATCAACTTCCTCTTGGCTTGGGTTGGCCTCAAACTTAAAAAACACTGACTCATTTGATGTGATGGCAACACGCACCATCCACTTTTCAGCAATGTCTTGTTCTTTGGAAATGATTTGGTACATGGTTAGGCTTGGCTAATGGTCAGGTCATCAACGTAGCCGGTATTGGTAGAACCGCCAAAGGCCTCAGCGGTAATCTCTACGACACCAGCCTCCGTCGGCGTAAAAGTAATGGTCAATTCTTCCCAGGTATCAGCAGCAGCCGTCATCGAAGAAGTCACATCGGATGTGCCAATACCAGCAAGCTGATTGCGCTTGCAAACCAAACGCATCGTTAAGGCTGTATTGTCGCGACGCATCCAAGCCTTAACAGTGACCAATGCATTAGCAGCGACAGCCACTTTGGCAATGGAAAGCGAAAGAGGATAAACGGAATCCCTGGTTGTGCTGGTAGGTTGCAACTTCCAGGCAATACCACTTGCCGTATGGCGTACACTTGACTCGGAGCTAATAAGACCGCCATCAGTAAAAATCTTGTGATTATTTGCGGTGTTGTCGTGATTAGTTGAAAGGAC